TTCTAAGTTGTGAATTTCGTTCATAATAACGTCTTTCTTTACAAGAAGATTATTAATTTCAGCTTCAACTTTTTGTCTTGTTTTACTTTTACTTTCTAATGCCGCCTTATACACTTCAGCTGCGTGGGCTTGTTTCTTCTCGGCTTTTTCTTCTTCATGACCAAGGAGTGTATTCTGAGTATCAGTATCAATTATAAGATATTCATTATCAAATTTACAATTTTGAAATACGATTCCGTCTTTACCGATACGTGATTTAAGTAATGTTACTGTTGCAAGATTATTCTCTTTCTGTTCGAGTGTTTTACCAGCAGAAATTACAACATGGCCTATCTGAGCTTTCTTAATTGAACCACCCATTTGGTCTGTTGTAACAACTTCAGAAGCAATACTATCCCGATTACCTTGAGTTGCTGTCCATATAGCGATATTAAATTCATCTGTCATTGCTTCCAAACTTCTCATAATTGTTCCTTCGCCCTTCCATTCTTCACCTTCAATACTTCTTTCAAGTGATATGCAATCGATATAATCGATAATTAACAAATCGAGTTTAGTTCCTTCGGATTCAAGTTTTCTAATTTTATTTTTTATATCAGAAATTGATACTCCAAATGCTGGTAATTTTAAAAGTAAAAGTTTATTTTCTCTATCACCAACTTCATTTACAATTTTTACAACATCCTCTTCATTTTTTGGTTGATCATCAGGAGAAATTCCTGTCCAAATGGTATAATGCTTTCGAAGAATGTCATTCATATTATCTTCAAAAAATATCTGTAAAACATTTGCACCAGTATTAAATCCAGAATTTCCTATTTTAGTGAGCATAGTTGTTTTTCCAATACCTGTCGGCATAAGTAAGATACCAAGTTCGCCTCGTGCTAACCCACCTTTAAGAAGATTATCAATTCCTGAAATTCCAGTTGGGAATGGAACTCTATTATCTTTTTGTAATGCTTCACGTACATTATGACAAACATCTCTCATTTCATCAGTAGATGCTCCTACCTGAAGAGCCTTTTGAACAATTTCTTCAATTTTTCCATATTGCTCAAATTCGCCATTTTGCATGATTTCTTCAACTTGCTTTAAAGATTTCTTCAAAACTTGTTGTCTACAAAAATTTAGTGATGTGTCTTTGATATAACCCGAATTTTCAAGATTCAGGTCACGAATAGTGATAAGAGTATCCAGGTTTACTTTACCTGAGACATCTTTATTCTCCTTCATTATTTTTTGCTGTAGGGTATCATAATTAGGAATACACCCATACAATTTGTATAATTCTTTGATGTTTTCCATGATATATTTGAAGTATGGCCCGTCGAAATATTTACTTTCGACTACATCAATGATTGTTACAGCAAATTTCTTATCCTCTATAATTGTTTTAAGCAATCCTTGTTGGAATGATGTGCCAAGGTGCCCGAAGTTTCTCTCATCCATATTTATTTCTTTCTTTTTCTCTTATTTCATCTCATATTGTAGGTAAGTTTTGGTTAATACCTTAGAGGACAGAACATCTGTTAACTCTGATAATATTTTCCTAACTTTCGGCCTAATATCCACCGCATACCTTGCTTTTGGATGATAAATATGAGCAGGGAAAATCCTAGAAATAAATACTTCGTCACCCAGTTTTATTCTCAATAAAAAGTATTCTTCTTTTTCAGGTACAACATCTGATGAAGATATTGGAACGGGAAAAATATTTGAGTTTTCACTCATGTAATCCAAAGTTTTTTCCTTTAAATCAATTGCAATGCTTCTACAAATTGATGTGACACAATCATATAGATCCAAAGAATTTTTGGACTCCGAATTATAGTTATTGACATTAAAAAATCTCTGAATGACAATGTTTTTCTCGAGCGTTAAAAGGAATTCGAACTTAGTTATGTCTTGATTTTGCATAATAATTATTTTTTTAGGTTTATGTATCTTTTATTTTTTTCTTTTCTTGTTAATCTGAGAAAGGGATTAAGAAATTTTATCCAAGCGTCATCTGATTTAGGTAACGTATTAAATAAACCATCTTCCATCATCATTCTCATTGTATTTTTATATGATCTTCCTTCGGAATCCATATTTTCATTAATTAATATTTTTATGTTTTCACGCGCTTCATCTGTTAATAAGGGTTTCTCTAAACTCACAATACTATTATTGATGGCAAAAAATTCGTCTCCGAATACTCCATGCTTAGTAACCCCTGTTATAAGGTTTTGGATAACCTTGTTTTCCTTATCCTGTTCGAAAAGGAAATTGGTTTTATACCTTACATACTCTAAGGTTAGGGGTTGTGTTACAATCTCAGGAAATAATTCCTTTAATCTTTTTATTCCAAGATTTCGGATCCCTGCTATATTGTCGGAAGGGTCACCACACAACATTTTAACCAATTTGATATTTTCAACCAAAATATCTTCATGATCATATATAAACGTATCTTTTGGTTTATATAATTTATGATGTGACGGGTTATATAGTTGCGTTTTTTCGTTAACAAGTTGTGTTAGGTCACCATCTGATGAAAATATGATTTTTTTTTCATCAGGGGAAATCTGAGTATAGTATGCAATACAATCATCTGTCTCGCAATACACATATTCACCTTGCCGGACGTATATTTCTTCTAAATATTGCTTAATTCTCTGTCTTTGATATGTATAGGAATTTACTTCGTTCTCATTTTTTAATCGGGTTTTAGGGTTTTCTTTATATCGATGATATATTTTTTTCCTCGATAGAGAACCCTCTTCACCATCCCAAAATACTACAATTTTATCTAAATGATAATCGTCAAAAGACCTTCTAAGGGTATTAAGAAAATGATATATTCCCCCAATATGTTCTCCCTTATAGAAATAATTTTTAACTCCGTAAAATCCGATAGTCAATAGGTTATCCCCATCAACAAGTAAAGTTGGCATTTGCCGTTTATTTTTAGTTACTACTCTCCGTTTGTTTCTTCTTCTATGATTTTTGCATCATCTATATCGGTAATGGGAACTCCCATCCTTTCGCTAATATACTCTCCAGCGATTTTCTTATATTCCGCAATAGATTTTTTTTCTTCTGCTTCATCCTTAGCGTGCATAAAATCATGAGCGGTAATCAAAATCTTACCATCTTCATACCCCAATCCATTAAGGTGATTTTTCATCACACTTACTTTAGTTCTCGTTGCAATTTTGGTTTTTCTACCATTTTTTTCAATTGAAACTTTAGTTATACCGCCGCCTTTCTGATTTCCAAACAAAAATACCAATGTAGAATTTAACCATATTGCCTCTCCACCTTTTGCTTTGATTTTTGGCTGTCCCCATGTATTATCAGGAAGTTCGACCCAAGGTTGGTTACAAATGACCATTGTGTTAGTATATTTCTCATCAGCATGTCTAGAACTACCAATTCTCTGGTTTAGTCCCATTCCTATTTTATCTGACAATACAGAGGCGTTGTGTTGTTTCCCACCTTTTCCCTCATATGTCATTTTGCAGGGTATAGAACCCACGGAATCCCACAAAAAACACAAATCATAGTCCACCTCTCCTTTTATCTGCGCATTTATCATATCATTTATAAAATCTGTGATTTGCTCAATGTATTTGAAATCATTTCTGAAAATAAAAAACCCATCCCAACTTGCTTCATTGGTTTTTGAATCGACATGTTTTTCACATTCAAAACCCATAAGTTTAGCGTGATCAAATGTCCACTTCTGTTCGGTTATTATAAAAACAGGTAAAATTCCTTTTTTCTGTGCGTCTATTGCCGTTTTTATTAATCCTGTTGTTTTTCCTGTGTCTGTATGCCCTAAAAGCATATTTATATGCCCCATGACGGGGCCAGGAAGCCCACATGCCTCTAAAAACGCATCACCTAAGTCAAAATACCTATCAGGTTTAAATTTTGCTTCTACCGAAAATTTCTTTTGTACGGACGAAAAATCTGTTTTTTTAATTGCCATTTGTTTTATTTTTTATACCTTTGTTAAACCAATTATTTACTGCACCTTCCAACATGATCCAAATACTTTAAATTCCTTGATGAACTTATCTGAATTTTTTCCAAAATACATGATTACCTGTCCTTGTAATGATGAACCTGTTGCCTCTCCATTTTCATCAAGAAATTTTATTCTTCCTTTAACAGCACACATCACATCACATTTTGTTACGATGTGATCGAACCATCGAGTTTCTGTTGCATTATTTACCAAAACACACGCTTGATTAATGCTTGGTAAATCTTCTATTAATTTCCGTGTAAATTCTCCAACCAATGAGTTGTTATAAGGCGGATTCATCCATACATTTCCACTCCAAGGATGAACTAAGCCACTATCTTGTTCTGTATATATTTTTGTTGATTGAATTACCTTATTCGCAATTTCCGATGACGCAGGGTCTAAATCAATAGATCCCATTACATTCCTTGCTGCGTCGATGAATTTTTTTGGGGTATACCATTCATATTTACCACTATTATGACCAACATGAACAGTTACTTTTTTGTATGCCTCACCTATAGTTATTTTACCGTCAGCTAAATCTTGTTTAAGGCTATTACTTCCTTTCTCTTCAATTTTTTTAAGTTTTTTGATGTTTTCAGGCGTAACCTGTGCAAATACAAGATATTCTTTGTTCTCCATAAATGTTTTTTGTTTTTAAAAATTACCGATATTCTTCCAATTTCTAGTAAAGCGGAAGAATATCGGTAGATTGGTTATTTCAGAACGGAAGATCCTCATCAGGTTCATCTCCTGCCTGTGAATCATCGGGAATTATCGCGGCATCAGATGAAGTGGCTCCACCAATATTTGCTTCAGCCGTTGAACCGTTAACCCATTTCTTAGCATCTTTATCCCATTTAGGTGTTTCACCATTGGCAACCATATCAAGATAATCTTCTGGCTTTTTTGAATAAACATCCGACCATGTTAAAGGGTCTGTAATCCATTTCTTTACAACTTCATCATCAGTATGTAATGGACCAACATCTTCAGGAATAATAGAATTTACTGAGGTATATACTTTACCTGTTCCTGACGTGGTTAAAGATAAAGAAAGGATTAAATCACGTCCTTTAGCAGGATCTGTAATATCACCTTTATTACGGAAAATTGGAAAGATTTTATCCAAAATACCTTCTTGTTTTGAGTTATGTTTAAATCTCCAGAATTTTGGGCCATCTGCCTCATTATCTCTATCAATAAGTTTCACGATGTAAAATTTACGTGAACGATAAGATTTTGAAAGTTCTTTATCTGACTCAACTCCCGTGGCTTCAAGACTTTCTTTTACTTCATTTAATGGAGATCTCTTTCCTTCTTGCTTCGGGTCAAAAAGTTTAACCCACTTTCCATCTACCTGTATTTCGTGGAAATATACCTCGACAAATGGCGACGAACCATCTTTAGTAGGTAGAATACGTACCCGTCTTTCTTCACCTGTAGAACCTTTCGGTAATACTGTTGTAAAATACTTTTTCATTCGTTCCTCTGAAGAGGCGAATTTGCTGCCGCTTGCGGCGTTCTTGTTTTTTTCGTACTGTGCTTGTACTGCTTCAAATGTTCCCATAATTTAATTTAATTTAGTTTGTAAAATGTTTATGTAATCAAAATATAAGTAAAATTTTTCTTATTGCCAAATGTCGTGAATAAATAATTTCAAAAATAAAAACCGACCTTGGATACAATTCTCTCTCCAAAGCCGGCTTTATTAATATAACGGTGTTATTAATCATTGTTGTTAAAAAAATTCATTGCCGCGTGCGGCGTTTTAAAAATTATCGTTTCGTAAAATTACGTAAATATAAAAAAATCAATAGTGTTAAGAATAGTTGTAAGGGTTTTCGTTTGCTTTTGGGTTAAATGATTTCATTATTTCATTTTTTCCATAATTTTCAACATCACCTTTAGTTAATACATATTCGTTCTTACCTGTGTCCTGCATTTCCTGTTGTTTCTCGGAAAAAAATTCATCTGGTTTTTTACTGAATGGATATGAATCTAATGACCTCATCTCAAGTTTTTCCATTGGTGTTTTTGGTTTAACCTGTTGAATCTGTACACCTAATTGGTCTATTTTAGCTAAAACTTGATCCATTTCACCTAATTTTCCTTCTAACTCACCTAATTTAGCAAATACCGCATCCATTTTTTGAATTGCTCCACCATCTTGATTCTGTGTATCATCAAGTTGTTTCTTAATATCTTTAGTCATATTAACTAAATCAGTAATGTCAATTTCTTCGGTTGTATCGTCAGCTGTTGGGTCTTTTTCGATAGCGGCTTCCGCTTCTGCGTCGGCTCCAGCATCAGTTGCTCCATCTAAAGATGGCCCAGCATCTGCCGTAGGAACTTCATTCCCTGCTGGTGGAACAGGTGGTGCCGCATTTGGGTCTGCCGCATTTGCGTCCGCTGGCGGTGGTGGTATTGTTCCCGCTGCTGGCGGTGTAGGTGGCTTCTGTTCATTTAAAAGTTTCTCGGTATATTTGTTTATAGCGTTGAAACGTTTTAGCTCTTCTTGTAGTTTTCCCATTGGTTAATATTAGTTTAATCTTGTAATAATTGTCTACCGTCTTCGGTAATATATTTTTTATTAATTCTTTCAACTAGTCCATCTTTTGTTCTAATTACATAGCATTCACCAGTTTCTCTATCACATACTGTTTGTTCTTTTCCATCTTCAGAAACATCTTTTATTTCTGTTGTCTCCAAAAAATCGTCTAAAATCTTAGTTACATTATTCATGCTTATATTTTTATATAAATATCTAGGTTTTGATTAATTTCTTATGACAATTTGAAATACACAACGTCCCCATCAAATAACCCTAATTTTGACATTAACGAACGAGATAATCCTATACCATAACTATCAATTAAATACCCTGATGAATCAAGCGCTGGGGCGGATACTGGTGGGCCTACACTAATAGGTCCCGTATATATTCTATTCACCGAACTCATATTCGTGACAACGGTTACAGATTTATTATCTTTCATTTTACCATGCCTAGGATTCATAAATTCTGTTTGACTGTATTTCGTAATAATATCATTCGGAGTTATTTCATCAAAATCAAACTTAGTTACATAAAAATCTTGAGATGAACTCAAAATTTCTATATCCTTCCATTTTAATATTTTAGGAATGTCGATACCTTCTGTGAGCCTTGACACTATACTCATATCTGAATTAACATCTATCTTGTATCTCGGCCCGCCCATAGTAACAGCTTTTGCTTTTAACCATTTATTGCCCTCATATCTAATTAATTGTACATATTTATCGGAATTATCGCCATTATATGGTATTCCATATTCATATCCCCTCTCATTTACTGGCCTTTCACCTATAATAGGATTATCAGGCTGTACCTTAATCTCTGCGTTTTCCGTGCTACCAGTTAATTCTATTTGTTCTTTTTTTGTTTTAATAACCGCCTCTTTTATTAATTTATCAAATAATGAGCGATAACTTGCCAAGAATGAGTCTGTTGGATTCGGTAATGACTGATTAGGAATTCTTGTTCCTTTAAATATCGTTTGAATACCTGTTGGCTTAATATCGTGTGTCACCTCAGTTATCCAATAAGACCCTTTAAACAAAGGAATATTCTTTAAATAGAAATACATTGTTGGTTGTATCATTACATTACCCATAGCAGTTACCTGACATTGATATGATGACTGCCTGTATATGTCGAATAACCCGATATCAACCTGAGCAGTACTTGCCCCTGTTTCACTTCGTCCTAACCTTTCTAATACCGCGAAAGATTCGGATGTGTTTCTTATTGATGATTGATCTAACTCCACACCCTTAAAAATCGATTGATTCTGATCGCCAAAACTTACTTCAAATGCAACAACTTTATTTGATTGTGACAAATTCGTCTTAGTAAAAATATCTGGGGCCACAATAATTGGATTATTATGTACATCTCCAATATCATAACTATCATTTTTAAACTTATACTTATTATTAATTTCAGATATTTCTAGATGTTTTGACGTTGGACCAACATATTGTAAAATGATTTTTGGGGATGATTCTTGATAATCGACCTCTAAAAACGTTCCAAACATATTTTGAGCAACATTCTTAGATGGCACGATCTTATTTGTATTCGAAAAATTTGTTCCATAAAAATTCACATATGCTGGTAATGCTCTTATATCAAATCCACTATCTTGAATCAGAAGTGAAATTAAACTATACAAATTAATTTTTTCATTCTTTTCATTCATCAAATTGTGAATTCGTTCCATATCAAGATATACAGAACTACCAATATCTCTATTCGCCTTATCTAAAAATAAAAATTCCTCCATTAATGTTCTTTGCCCAATGGAATTTCCAGCTGTCCATTTATCATTAAATGATTTAAAATAACTATATAATTCTAATTTAATAGGATCGTCGTTATACCCTCTTTTTATAATTGAATTTTCGTTCTCTGCTCGAATAACAAAATCTGGGCCCTGAATTTTATTAATTAATTCCTGTAAAAAAATATTTAATCTTTCGTTTTGTCCACTAACATCAGTCGTTGTGTTTTTGACTGGCGACACTATATATGTTTTTAAATAAGTAATAAAATCCGCTTTAACTAGATTTTGCCCATTGGCTCGTAATCCTGCATATGTATAAATTAATGACCTAAATTGTTTGATGTTTTCTTCACTTTCCTCAATATCGTTAACTATAAAGAAATCATGATAATATCCGTCAATATCTTTACCCAAATACAATTCGATGAGAGTAGGGTCTGGCGACGTATATGAATTGACTGAGAAATTTTCTACGTTTGTACTTGTAAATCCACCTAATACGTAATTATCAACTTCTCTTGGATTTCCCATCACAAATCTTATCAAATTATCATTGGATAAAAGTTCATTAGTTAGATACTGTAATTCTGTTACTTGTCTTTCTTTAAGTATATTAACTATTGTGTAGTACTCGGATGTGTCGTTATCGTTTTTTGTCACAGACACAATTTTCTGTAATAGATCCTGAAATTTACCATATTTTACATTATATGGTTTATATGTTACTTCTTCATTCAGTTTTTCACTTGCAAAATCCAAGAAAGCTAACTCAAATGTATCTAAAATGTCAGGTTTGAACGTGGCAATCAAATCAATTACTTTTCTATGATTATAATCCAACGAATTAACACCTGTTAATCCTGTTGCCGTAAAATATTCATCATACGATGGAAATGTATATCCACTATATCTCAATAATGTTTGATCTGTTACATTTATATTCCATAATGCTCGGAAATTTTCCTGTTCGGCTAATGTAAAATCACTTCCATCTGCATTATTATATCCGTTACACGGTAATAATGTGTACCTTTTGTCTGTTGGATAAAATTTTGAATTATCAATAAATGTTGCCCATGAATTAGCCCCATGCGCGTCTTGATAATACAATTTAGTGACGCCACTCGTTATCATATTAGTGTAGCCTGTTATTCCTAGCGTTGTATCATAAAATCCATATCCATTAACAATCTGATGAAATATAGTTTCATAATATGGATGAAACCCAATATCTTTTTGGAGATTTCTATCTACTGTTTTACCTGATATTGTGTTATATACCAAACCAGGGGATGAATTATTATCAAAAAATAACCTACCATCAATAATATCTGTAACACTACCAACGATATCTACACTTTCATTTATCCATTTTTTATATCTATGATAAATCGACCCCCATTTTAACATCATATGATATGGTATAAAATGAGTTGCACCAATTTCTCTAAAAATACTTGAAATTAATGTTGGAACTCCACGGATTTTACCTAGATCTTCAACAGGAACATATGTTGTTTCTTCGTCTAGATCTTTAAATGGTAATGAATTTAAAAGTAAGTATGCGGATCCAACGTATTTTTCTTGTGGCTGGGAGTTAGTGGCAAAATCTTCATATAATTGCTTATGAAAATACGGGGTGTTTAAAATATGTTTATTAATTCCATTTACCATTAATGGATATTGAAAAAAGTTACTATTATATCCATCTTTAATCCACATATCTGGCGATAATGGCGAAGCAATGAAATCATCAGGCGTTCGAAGATATAAAATATTATTAAGATTTAAATTAACCGACTTACCCAAATAACTTACATATGTTGACGAATTGAATGGATAAATTTTATTTCTATAATCTTCAGCTTTATAATTCTTAATGAATCCCGATACTTGAGTATAATTACTATTAGGCGTTATTGTTTTATCTGATGGCCCATTATATTTTTGAACACTAAAATCTTGGTCGATAGCGTCTTTAATATATGGTATGGTTGGTAATTGGTCTTTATAATATGGATATCTATCAAAAGCCGACACTTCTTCCAATTGTTTAATTAACGCGCTCTGACTCGTAATATTTTTCTTTAAGACCTCTACAATATCAATATCGTCAATAACTTGTTCCTTTAAATTATTATATTCAACATTTGCAAGCTCTTGTATTGCCCCATTACTAAATGGACTTAACGATGTAGTGTATTTTGCTCTCTCATATAACTCATATAAAATTGAACTGATAGCCTTATTATTATAAGGAATATAATTCATTATATTGGTTAACACACTTAAATCATTACTAATTGTATCTTTTGTCGAATCAAAAATATATTCAATTTTATTGTCGGTATTCCCTTCTTTTCCTGTTAAACTATCGGTCTTTTTAGTTGATATCTCAAAGAAATTTTCAACAAAATCAACTTCAGGCCATAAATTTTTATTATCGGATCCAAGTTTTCCTACCAGTTCTCGACTACCTGGATATTCTAAAACCAATTCTCTACCGCCTGCATTTCGAATCTTAATTTCTGGCCACGGATATATGTTATTCCCCGATTTATCAGCATCGGTTAATACATTATTAAGTTTTTCTTTTCTTTCTTTAGATTTATTAAACGCTTTATAATGAACATCCTTCATCAGCCTGACATATGTTTCGGCATTTGCTAGAATTACA